AGGTCTGAAAGAACCCTTGATGAAATTTGTGGGTGCTCTACCTTCACTAAGCAGTGTAGTCGGTAAACTAACAGAAACTGTGAACGGGACTTTAAAGTTAATTAATTCAGTAATCGAGGGGGATGTGCCCGCTGCTTTAGACAATCTCGACGAAGCGGCAGTATTGGCTCTTGGTGTTAAAGGAGGTATGGACGGTAAAAAGAATAGGAGACAGATTGCCCAGGCCTCCCGCGAAGCTTTGCAAAGGGCGAGAAATAAGGCGAAAAACATTGCTAAACCAGTATCACAAATGGAGTTCTCTAAACAACAACGTCAACAATTTAATTCTGAAACTGCTAAGGGTTTGAGCGAAAAGAAAGTTGCTGATTTAGCGAAAGATGGTCTCAAAGTAGATACAAAGACCGGTGCTATCTCTAAGGTCGGTGGTGGATTCGTAAGTGCTGATGAAGTAGATGAGAAGTTTGCTAAGAATAAGATCAAAACCTCAACTAAAAGTCTCGGTGCTAAAAACTTTATTGATGAAATTAATGGTAAAGCAGCAGCGAAATTCGGTAAGTTCGGTAAGGCATTATCCTACTTAAAGAAAGTTCCGGTAATAGGTTCTTTAATAGGTGGCGGAATAATAGCAAATATTTTAATGGATGATACCACATCTAAAAAAGAAAAGGCAGCATTACTTAGTAAAGAATTGGGTAGCATAGGTGGCGCAGCTCTTGGTGGCGCACTTTTTGGAATGATAGGAACCGTAGTGCCCGGCGTAGGTACCCTTGCCCTCGGCATCGGTGGTGCTATAGCAGGCGCGGTATCAGGAGAAGAATTGGGAGAACGGTTTGCCAATTGGATGTTAGGTGAAGATAATTCAACAGCAGAACCCGTAGCCTCAGCTGGTGCTGGTGGAAATAAACGTCGACGAGGCACTGGCGCCAAACCTGCTCAGGTTAGTAGTAGTGTTGCGCAAGCACCATATCCTCAGTCTGGAGTTAAGGTTGCGACAGCATCTAGTGATATGTTTGCCGCTCAGGCGCAACAAAATATCATGGTGGTCGACAATAGTAATGTCAGTAATAATGTCAGCACTCAGGCAGGTGATGTTAGTTTCAGTGGAACCACTGGTTTCGACTTCTATGACCCAATGATGGGTTCTAGAACTGCATAAAAAAAGGGGAACTTTCGTTCCCCTTCCAAATCCAAATATCCGGATTAATCTTCAGCAGCCATCTTTGCGAAATACGACAGAGTATCATCAGTCGATTCAGCAGCAGGTGGTTGAGCAGCAGGAGCTGATACAACAGTTGGTTCTGACGCCGAGCGAATTGGAGCAGATTCTGCCGATTGGGCAAGTGCTTCATTCTTCAGAGTCGCACCGTTTCCAGTTGCGTGACCTAGGACAGTATCCAACTTAGCCTTCAAATCATCATAAGACTTGAACCAGTTCGCATCAAATGCGTTCGGGTAGTTTGGCACTTGGAACTCATTTAGGTCATACAAAGAGTTATAGGTCGATTCCAATCGAGTCTCGTCTGCTTCAAACAGAGCAGTAGGTGATTTAAAATCTGACTTATCGTAGTTGCGGTATCCTGCGACGTTACGAATCTTCAACTCGAAGTCCGCACCAGACCAGAAATAGAATGGGTTGACCGGAGTCTCGCCAGGAAATTCTGGTTGCATCTGATCCATGATCTTATCAAAGATCTTCTTACCGAACTCGTCGATCATTACCTTGCCATTGTTGGCCGGGTTTGCAGGGTCGTCAATAACATGGATGTTAGTAACGTAGTGTAGACGACGCTTCTGACGACGGGCAGTCTCTTTATCTTCTTCGATACCAGAGTTCCATAGACGAGAGTTTAACTCACCTAATGGGTCGTTCTGACCTAGTGTAGTCAATGAACGTTCGATGTACCACTGACCGGTTGGGCCTTTGAAGGCGTGATCCCAATATCGTACCCACGGTAGGTCTTGACCTTCCATTGCGGGTAGAAAACGAATGATAGCGTAACCATTACCTGCTTCATCAACAGTAGGTTTCCACTTGCGGTCGTCTTGGTATTTGTTTGTGTTGCTTGTCTGACCGGATGCTTCGGTAGCAGCGGTAACAAGTTTTGAGATATCCATAGATTTGGATTTTAGATTTGCGAATGACATAATATTTCCTTTAGTATTTACTTAAATATAACAGCGTTTGTATGAACAATGTATGTGATTGCCTCTAGGGCATTGCTATTTATAACACATCTAAAGTGTTAAGTTTGGGTAGAAAGTTTAACTGGCGTGCTTCCGCTTCAAGGTTATCGAGGATTGGAACAGTAAGATATTTCTTAATATCCTCCACCTCTAGACCCTGAACTTCACAAAGATGAATTATAGTATCCATATAACTCATACGATGTTTGAATACGAATTCTTCTATATTACGAGAGAAGGTTTTCCTATCCAAGAAGTTGGCAGCGTTCTCCGCCTTTTTACTCATCCAGTACACCAACCGATAAAACATTTTCTACTTTAAAAGAGCGCCATGCTTGTTTATCGATTGCGTACGCCCGAATTACAGACTTATTGATTGCCTTGACTGGTTGGTCAGCAGTAGTCTCCAAGACTTTAGGTTGCTCGGTAACAGGTAGTAAATTAGCGGCTAAGGTACAAGGCATTACTCGCGTCTCGCCATTAACCTTAGTGAATGTCACCTCTAGAATGTTTTTCTTGAGGGTATCCATAAGTGATTCATATTCAAAGGTTTTAGAAACGGTCATATTCAGCGTCCTCTTCAGTTTCATTTTCAGCATCAGCATGAACGTACTTGAGGAACTCTTCGTCGCCGTCAAGCATTACAATAACGGTTTCGAGACACTTCAGAACAGTTTCCATGTTACTGATAACTTCTTCATCTTTGGTTTCTTTTTGAGCTTCTTCAGCATAATCCTGTAGAGACTCGATGTAAACGATACGTAAGAACTCACGTGAGATAAGACCTACATCGTTTTTGGGGTATTGACCTAAGTCAATTAAGTTTGGGGATTCTGACATTAATTCCATTCCTCGTTAGTGTTAGCTTTATAAACATCATTAAAATGAGCATTGACATATTTGTCAGTGTCATGCCAAGAAATCTTGGACTTGTAGTCTTGACCGTCTAGCGCCGAGACTTCTTTCGCGAGCAGTAAATTAGATTTACGTACTTTTGATTTCTGCTGAACTCTCATTGCGGAACGACGAATCATCGCATACCGCATAACTTTATCTACAGCCATTATACCTTACTCCTTATCTTGTGTCAAGTAAAACTTACCGGTCTTCTTAGCTTCTTTTTTACGGTCAATATGTACCGCAGCGACATTATACTTTCTAGCATACTTAGCAACTGGATTTGACTTTTTCATTTTATCCTCAGTCTTCATTTACGAGATCCGACCAACTCTTTAGTTTTATTCGTTTCTCTGCGGAATACACATCTAGGTCGGTATAAGACACGAGGTCGTATTCTTGGCATAGGTCAATCATACATTGAAGGTCACCGAGTTCTTTAGCGAACCTCTCAAGGGTATCATAGTCTTGCCCAAAGCGTTTTATTTTAGATGCCATCTGAATGACTTCGGCGCACTCTTCTTGAAGAATCGTTAAGAGTTCGGTACAGCTATCATTATGCCTTAACATCTCAGGCACCCATCAATTTATTATCACGGAAATACATACCGGTAGGTGGGGTCAACTTACCGAGTATTGCCCAGTCTTCTGCTTTTAACGCGGGGACATATTGACCGTACTGATCAGCAAACTCTTTGCCCATCTCATTATACGCGTTAAGGTAATTAAGGGCAGCAACATCAGCGACCTCGGCATTGGCATCAGCAAAAGTCTTTTCGTCATAACGGTTAGTCAGTTTTGGTTTAGCAACAAATTTAAACATAATATATTCTCTCTCAATCAATTAGGTAGCTATTATACTTCTTTCAGAAACAAATGTCAAGGCTTTATTTAACTTTTTTTAGCGATTTTCCTTAGTAGTACCAACTGTTGTAGTGAGTGTCTTCCGCAGTAGTAGGACGAGCACTAGAGAAAGAAGAAGTCTTGAACCCACCGTAGTTGTCGATTCGTTTCTTCATCTCTTCACCAACGAAAGCGTTGGGAACCGCACGAACATTTTGACAGTCGCGACCTTCACTACCTTTAACAACTGCGGTGGCAACCTCACGGACAATGACAGTTTTCGCTGTAGGTTTC